AAGATGCGTTTGGTTTAGATGTATCTGTTGCCGATAAAACGAAAGCAGCTGAACTTTTAGGTAAACGGCATATGTTATTTACTGACAAAGTGAAACTTGATGCAGAAATAGAGATTGATATATCCGATAGGATGAAACAAGCAAGGGTGAAATCTGATGAAGTACAACAAGGCACAACTGATTGATGCGTTGGGTTCGTTTACGCATGATCCATTAGGCTTTGTTTATTTTGCATTCCCTTGGGGAGAAAAAGGAACAGCGCTTGAAAACTTTGACGGCCCTGATGAATGGCAAATTAAAATCTTAAAAAAGATTGGGGATGAATTAAAGAAAGGTAAAAGCCTTTCAAAGGCAATTAAAATTGCAATTGCATCAGGTCATGGCATCGGAAAATCAACATTAGTATCGTTTCTTATTTTGTTTGCTATGGCCACACACGAAAATACAAGAGGTGTAGTAACTGCTAATACAGAAAAACAGTTATCGTCTAAAACATGGGCGGAGTTGAGTAAGTGGTACAACCTGTTTATAGGAAAGGAACTATTTACATACACTGCTACAGCTTTATTTAGTGCTGACAAACAGTACGAGAAAACATGGCGAATAGATGCTATTCCGTGGTCGGAAAGCAATCCTGATGCATTCGCTGGTCTACATAATCAAGGAAATCGTATCCTTATCATATTTGATGAGGCATCTTCTATAGCTGATATCATATGGGAAGTTGCAGAGGGTGCTTTAACGGATAAGGAAACAGAAATTATATGGTGTGCCTTTGGAAACCCTACTAAAAATAGTGGACGTTTTAGAGAGTGTTTTAGAAAGTATCGCAATTACTGGCACACAGAACAAATTGATAGTCGAACTGTTAAAGTTTCAAACAAAGTTTTGTTAAATGAATGGGTCGAACTCTATGGAGAAGATAGTGATTTTGTAAAAATTCGTGTTAGGGGTGTTTTTCCTAGTGCATCTGATACTCAATTCATATCCGCATCAATTGTAGATGAAGCACAAAAGAGAGTGTACAAGGTAGGACAATTCGATAATTTACCTACTATCATCGGTGTAGACCCTGCATGGACTGGTGGCGATACACTAGAAATCGTAATGCGTAATGGCTATCACATGAAGTGCCTAGCAACCATTGAAAAGAATGATGATGATATGCGTATGGCTAACCTCATTGCACAATTTGAGGATGAATACAAAGCAGATGCGGTGTTCATAGACCAAGGGTACGGCACTGGTATTTACAGTATAGGTAAGTCAATGGGTAGAAAATGGCGGTTAGTTGCCTTTGGTGGTAAATCGCCTAATGATATGTACCTCAATATGAGAGCGTACATGTGGGGCGAGATGAAAGAATGGCTAAAAGAGGGCGGTTCAATTCCTAATGAACAGGGCTTGTACGATGATTTGGTAGGCCCAGAAGCGATCATTGATAAGAATGGCAGAATACAACTTGAAAGCAAGAAAGACATGAAAGAAAGAGGCTTACCATCACCAAATAAAGGCGATGCATTAGCCTTGACCTTTGCATTTAGGGTCACTAAAAAAGTAAATGGCAATCACAGAAGAGTAGCGAATACAGAGTACAAACCATTTGGGTAAAGGGGGAATGTGAATGTGTATGAAAGCTAAAACACCAAGTGTTACTACACCAGCACCTGCACCAGTTGCACAGACTGATGACATGACGCAAAAGAAAGATGAACAATGGTTCACAGATAAAAAGCGTAAGAAAACTGGTTATGATAGTACAATCTTGGCTAGTGCTTTAAATCAAGCAACAGGCAAAACAACATTAGGCGGTTAATATGAGTACTATCTTATCAAGTCTAGCAAGGCAACCTACAGAAAAGCCTGTAACTAAACCGAAAGACTATAAAAAAATAAAAGCTAAATTCAATCAGATGTTCACAAATCGTCAAAAGTACGTTGAGAAATGGAAAATGATTAGAGATTATCAGTTGCCATTCCTTGGTGTATTCGATGGCGAACAAGACCAATCAAAGTTGTATACCGATAAAATCCTTACTGGTGTTGCTTGGGAAAGTTGCCAGATATTTGCCAGTGGTGTAATGAGTGGAATGACACCGCCTAGCCGTAAGTGGTTTAAACTCACCATGGAAAATACTGATATGGCAGCAAATAGCGATGTAGCAAAAGTATTAGATGAACGTGAAGAAATATTGTATGCAGTATTTGCAAAATCCAATTTCTACAATGTTGTTCACCAAGTCTATATGGAGTTACCATTCGGACAAGCACCGATGTCAATCATGCCTGATGGTAAAGTTGGTGTACGTTTCACATCGTATCCAATCGGCACTTACGCATTAGAATGTAATGCTAATGGTGAAGTTAACACATTTGGGCGAAAGTATAACATGACTTGCGACCAATTAGTTGAAGAGTTTGGATATGATAACTGTACCGAAAAGATTAAAAATGCATACGATGACGGCAAGGGTAATGCATCTACATATACTGTTTGTTGGCTTGTGTGCGAAAACAAAGACCGCAACGGAAAATTAGGGAACAAGAACATGCCTTACTCCTCTATTTACTGGGTTGAGGGGAGTAGAGATGATGAAATCTTGCGACATAGTGGCTATGAAGAATGGCCTATTCCAATTGCACGGCACACTACACATGATCTAAATGGCTATGGTAAAGGTAGTGCATGGTTCGCACAATCTGATGCGATGATGTTGCAGAAATTGGAACTAGACCGACTAACCGCTATTGAGTTAGGTGTAAAACCACCAATGGCCGTTACATCCGATGTGATTGGTAGTGTATCGCTATTTCCGGGTGGTATTACCGAAGTCGATACAGGCGGTAAGGTTGAGCCTATCTTTAACGTAGGTATCAATCTTGATTGGATTATGCAACAAATTATTGAAGTTAAAGACAGTATCAAGCGTGCATATAGTGCTGACTTATTCCTTATGCTAGACAATATGGACAACGGACAAATGACGGCAAGGGAAGTCATGGAACGCACGCAAGAGAAGTTACAACAATTAGGGCCTGTAGTGGAACGGCTACTATCTGAATTTCTTAATCCGATTATCGAACGTACCTATGCGATATTAGATCGTGCAGGTGTGTTTCCGCCAATCGATGAAGTACTAGCGGAAGAGTTAAACGGCCAAGATGTGAAAATAGAGTACATTTCACCATTGGCACAGGCACAGAAAGTATCTTCATTAACTTCAATCGAACAGTATTTTGCGTTCCTTATGTCATTGGCACAGGGCAATCCTAACATTTTACAAAAGTTTAATTTTGAAGAAGCAGCAGATTATTATGGTGTTAACCTCGGTGTTCCTGCAAAAGTCATTGTATCGAATGATGAATATCAAGCTAAGATGGAAGAACAACAACAGGCACAACAAGAACAAGAGGAACAAGCACAAATGATACAAGCAGCACAATTAGCACCTCAAATGGCTAGTGCAGCTAAACAAGCGACTGATGCAGCAAATGACGGAAACCCTGTAATGCAACAGTTAATGGGAATGGGGTACTAGATGAAGCAGAAAAGAGATTATATGCGTGAGCGTGATATTGAAGCGCTGAACCACGTACTGAGTACTGAACTCGGTAGGTGGTTTTTTTATCGCATATTAGACCGAGCAAAACTGAATAGCCAATCATTCACAGGCAACAGTACAACATTCTTCAATGAGGGGATGAGGGCTGTTGCTATTTTGTTACAAAACGATTTAGGAAAGATTGGCGATGGAATAGAGGGTGTTAAGAAATACCATCTAGCGCAAATAGAAAATATTCAGATGCAGAAATATTTTAAAACGCTTGAAGAAAACGAATTAAAGAAAGGTGAGTAACCATGGATGAAAATTTAGAACAAGGCACAAACAATAACACGGATAGTGCAAATGGTGGTACACCACAGGACACGAACACACAAGACCAACAAAGTACGATTTTAGGCGGTAATGGCGGTGATACTAACACCGACCAACCTGCAGAACCTACTGTATACGATTTCTCAACTGCATTTGAGGGTGGCGAAGTCGACCAAACCATCGCAGATGAGTTTTCTAAAATGCTAAATGGTGTAGGTGCTACGCAAGAGCAAGCGTTACAGATGGCTAAGTTTGGCAATCAATATGCAACCAATCTTGTAACGGCCTATGAAAACCAAAAGCAAGAAGCACTCAACGCACAATACAAAGGATATGCAGATAACGCTCGTGAGGTATTAGGGAACAAATTCGATACTACTGTTAGCCAAGCGGCCGCAGGTGTTGAAGCAGTAGAAAAGACAATTCCTAATATCCGTGAAATCCTAGCTGAAAATGGCTTGGGTAATCGTGTAGAAGTAATTCAACTATTCGCATATATTGCTGGTATGGCAAGCGAAGATAGCAACGCAGGGAACAACAGAACTGCAAATAATCAATCGGATGAAGCTATTAGACGAAATATGTATCCGTCTATGTTTAAAGATTAAAGGAGATTAATTAATGGCTACAATCGGAACTAACAATCCTACATTATTGGATTTACAAACTCGTATGGATCCAAATGGTAAAATTGCACAAATCATTGAGCAATTAAACCAAACAAACGAAATCATTCAAGATATGACAATGATTGAATGTAACGATGGTACATCTAACAAAACAACAGTACGTACTGGATTACCATCCACGACATGGCGCATGTTGTATGGCGGTGTACAACCATCTAAATCCACTACAAAACAAATCACTGATACTTGTGGTATGTTGGAAGCATATTCCGAAGTGGATAAAGACTTGGTTAAACTTTCTAATGACCCTGTAGCGTTCCGTGCAACAGAAGATAGTGCATTTGTTGAAAGCATGGGCCAAGAAATCGCAAGCACACTTTTCTATGGTGATGAAACTACACCTGAAAAATTTATCGGTTTATCCGCACGTTTTAATACATTAGACACTAAAAAAGCTGATTGCGCTAAAAATATTATTGATGCTGGCGGTACTGCTAATCTTGCCTCTATGTGGCTCGTAGGTTGGGGCCCTCTTACTGTACATGGTATTTATCCACGTGGCAGTCAAGGTGGTTTAGAACAAGAAGATTTGGGCGAAGTAACAGTTACTAAAGCTGATGGTTCTATGTTCCAAGGTTACCGTACTCACTTCAAACAAAACATCGGTTTATCTGTTCGTGACTGGAGATATGTAGTGCGTATCGCTAATATCGATATGAAATCTATCAAAGAAGATATTTCAGCTGGCCCTAACTTAATTAATTTGATGATCCGTGCGGAAGAAAAAATGCATAGCTTAACTGGATGTAGACCAGTATGGTATATGAACCAAGAATTGCGTACATTCTTACGCTTGCAAAAGAATAAAGTGCATGGTTCTACTATCACAGAAGATATGGAAATGGGTAAAATGGTTACTCGTGCAAATGGTATTCCTGTTCGTAAAATTGATGCATTGCTTTCCACCGAAGCACGTGTTACTGCATAGTAGAGAGGAGAAACTACATGATTATCGATACTTTAAATACATTCCATTGGAAACGTGAATTATCTGGCAATGTTAGCTCCGATGTTGTGGTTACTAGCGGTGATGCTGACCCTAACTTGTGGTTAGTTGTTCGTGTAGACAAAGCATTAACTGGTACTGCATTAATCAACGTATATACATCTGATACAGAAAACATCGCTAACCCTGTATTGTTGCATGGTATTACATTACCAGCCAATGCACCAGCTGGGTACGAATATAAAGTGCGCTTGGCAAATGGTATTAAACGTTATACACGTGCTAATGTCAACAATGCAACGGCTGGCACAATTTCTGTATTCTTGACTAGCGGTATCACTAGCAAATAGGGGGTAACATGGAATACATTGCAAAAGTAACTTTGTATCACAATACAAAGGGCTTAATTAAAGAAGGACAAACAGTAGAATTTACAAAAGAAGAAGTGGCTGAATACGATAAAGATTACTTCAATGATTTGTTTGAAGCTGTAGGCGCAGAAGAAACCGAAGAAACCGCAGATGGCGAAGATAAGCCAAAGACTAAATCTAAAGGCAAGAAATCGGAAGAACCTACAGAATAACAGAATGAGGGGTGCGTATGCATCCCTCTTTTTTACTACAACAAAGGGGGGCAATATGACACCTACTGATATTTGCAATATGGCTTTGTCATTAATCAATGGCGGTAGGATATACGGCCTTGATGAAGAAACAGAAACGGCTAGACAATGCAGATTGCACTACGATGCGACACGCAAGATGCTACTTTCACAATATGAATGGAATTTTGCACGTAAGCGTGAAGAATGCATTCAATCTGAGCATAAGCTAGCTGGATATAAATACGTGTATGCATATCCTGAAAAGTGCTTACGTATTTTAGGGGTTATTCCTAAAGGTGAACGATTTAGAGCGGAAAGCCAAAAGGAATATGATGTATTCACCTTTGACGATAACACAAAGTACATAGTGAGTGATGTACCGCTTGCGTACATTGATTATGTGTACGATGTGAAAGATATAGATATATTTAGTCCTGTATTTATCCAAGCATTGAAGTCTAAAATGGGTTCTGATTTAGCTATGCCATTAACTGGTAATAGTGGCTTATTTGACCAGTGCTATAAGTTGTATCAAGCAGCAACGCAAGAAGCTAAATCATTGAGCGCTAAAGAACGTAGGCAGGATATGCCTTATGTTTCTAATTATGTAAAAGCAAGGAGTTGGTAATCATGAAACCAATGTATATCTCGCAACTTGCATTTACAACTGGTGAGATTTCGCCTGATGTATCTAGGCGCTTTGACTTAGATCAATTTAAGAGTGCGTTGCTATTAGCAGAAAATGCAGTTGTTCGTCCTTATGGTGCAGTAGCTAGACGGCAAGGTTCAGAATATATAGGGCAAGTTAAAAACAATGATAAGTCAACACGGCTATTTGAATTTACGGCCGAAAAGAATAAATCATTCTTACTTGAGATTGGTGAGCGATATATCCGTGTGTGGCGAAATGGTATCTATACAGGTATCGAACTAGAAACACCATTTGAAAGTGATGTTGTTGATAAATTGAACTGCATCCAAAGTGGCGATGTAATGTTTATTTGTAGTGGTAAATATCCAGTAAAAACAGTATCACGATATAGTGATACAGACTGGCGATTTGATACATACAGGTTATCAGAGCAACCATACGGCGAAGTAAATATTGACAAAGAAAGTACTGTTACATTAAATGGCGATACATTAACTGCTACAAAAGACATGTTCAATGCTGACATGGTAGGCTCGGTAATGCAGATTGAACACTATGTAAAAGCAATTACAACTAGCAGTACTGGCTCAGTAATTGAGAGTAGTAGGTGGGTATATAGCGGTGAAAACGGCCACGAAGTGCATAATACAGATTATAACAATATCAATTATGATGTAGAACAATTCAGTAGTGATGAGGATTTATCATGGAAATTCACATCACACGGCACGTGGAATGGTACTGTTAAAATTCAAATCAGTAACGATGGTGGTACAACATGGAAAGATTACCGAGTGTACACATCTAACAACGATTACAATGTAACGGATACAGGCAAGGTTACACCTAGTGCTAGATTGAAAGTTGTATCTGATTTGAAAGGCGGTAGCGTTAATGTAGACCTATCATTCTTACCACATTCCAACTATGGTGTAGTTGAAATTAAAGAATTTGTGGATAGTAAGCACGTTAAAGTAAATGTATTAAATAACGTTGTAGAAAACGAAGCTACATCTAAATTCAGATTTGGACAATGGGGAAAAGGACTTGGTTATCCTTGTGTATGTACGTTTTACCAAGATAGATTTGTCCTAGCGTCTAGCGCTCAATATCCCAACTACATATGGTTTAGTCGCACAGGTGATTATTCTAACTTCGGTGTAGAAAAGGTAGGCGGTACGATTACAGATGATAGTGCAATCACACTACCAGTAATTAATCGCAAAATGTATGACATTCGACACTTGATACCTGCTAATGACTTATTGATTTTGACAAGCGGCAACGAATGGATTATAGATGGTTCTAAGACTATTACACCTACTAACTGCAATCTACGCACACAAACCCAACGTGGTGCATCTGAATGTGAGCCACAATATATAGGGAATAGATGTGTGTATGTGCAAGCTAGAGGGTGTGTAGTGCGTGATTTAGGATATTCCTATGAAAGTGATAACTACACAGGGGCTGACCTAACTCTATTCGTTAAGCACTTAACCAAGTATCGTAACTTTATTACGAGCGCTTATGTACAAGATCCAGATAGTATCGTTTACTACGTTACAGATGATGGCAATATCGATTGTCTAACTTACATTCCTGAGCAAAAGGTGTATGCATGGTCGCATTTCACCACTAAAGGAAAATACAAATATGCTGAGAGCGTGGCAGAGGGCGAACAAGATAGTCTATATGTTATCGTTGAGCGTGAATTCAAAAGCGGTACAGTCATGTGTATTGAACGATTTGAGCCAATGTACAATGCGGATAATAACAACGTGTACATGGATTGCTACATTCGACAAAATAGCACAGAGAATATTAGCACTATCACAGTACCGCATCTGATTGGTGAAGATGTGCAGATTGTTGTAAATGGTAGGGAACGGCCAATTAAGGAAGTACCACCTACTGCAATTATCAATATCGATGGCGAGGCACAAAGCGTAGCCGTTGGTATTAACTACACTACACGATTACGTATTCCGAGCATCGAAATGCAAATACAAGATGGTACATTGCAAGGTAGACAATTAACGATGAGTAGGCTATCAATGAATTTATTAAATTCGTCCGGTGGTAAAGTCGGAAGAAACTTCAACCATATGGATGACATTTCATTACCGCCACTCAAATTATATAGTGGTGATAAGGTGTGTATATTGCCAAAATTCGATGGAGTATACTCAACCGATGCATCTGTATGTATCTTACACGAAAAACCTTATCCATTTAACCTTTTAAGCGTTACAAGAGAGATAGAAATAGGCGGTGGTTTTCCAAATGTTACAGGACTTTGATATTTGCCCTGTAAGGCACACTTCATTAATTCATGACTTATATATCAACTTACGAGCTATAGACACCTTAGAGGTCAATATAGCGAACCAAAATTTTCCAAATTATGGAAAAAATGATTTTGTAAGAGATATATGCAGTGATGATTACGAAAACCACATTGTAATTGAGAATGGTGTACCAATAGCCGTATATGGTATCTCAAAAAAGCCAATCAACGGAATGTACTGTATTTATTTCTTGGGGAATAAGATACTGGATACGAATTTGAAATTGCAAAAAGAATTTCTGAAACGAAGTAACGCAATCATAAAAGAGTGGCTATCCACGCATGAATGTTTATTCAATTTCATACATAAGAAAAATAACCGCTCGAAGCGATGGCTTACATCACTAGGGGCGGTTATTCATTCCGACATTACGCATAACGGAATGGAACTATTTACATTGAGAAAGGGGGATGCGAATGTGTAATCCTATTGCATTGATGGCAGGTCAATTGGTTACTACGTTATGGGGTCAACACCAACAAACCAAAGCACAAACTGCAATGTATAACGCACAGGCACAAGCAGCGGAAGCTAATGCACGAATATCTGATAGGAAACAACAGGATATTGCCAATCAAGCACTACAAGAGCGAGATAAGATGGACAATAAAATGCGGTTGATTGCAGGTCAGAATACGGCAGAAGCAGGCGCTACAGGGTTATCCATGAGTGGCACACCATTACAATTAATGGCTAGTAGCTATGATGAATACAACAAGGATATTAACAATTGGGAAACTAACAAGAACAACAGTATCTACAATGAATATCTGAATGGTGTTAATTATCGCAATGAAGCTAGTAGTGCAAGAGCAGCTGCATCTAATGCGAAAACGCAAGGGCGATTGCAAATGCTTGGTACTATCTTGAGTGGTGCATCTAGTATATATGGGATGAAACAACAATATGCTGGTGGTAAATACAAAACTCAATATGGCGGTGATGTAAATGGTGTAACAGAAAGACCAGTTAAAACAGTTAAGAAAGTTTGGACTTTTAACGGCAGGTAACTATGAAATTAGTTAATTATGAACAAAATGAAAGATTGAATACAGTTAATGGTGAGTTTAGACCAACGATCAATGCGGAAGCATATGGTGTTAACCAAAACGGAATTAACACATTTGCAAAAGCATTGGATGATGCATCTAAAACTTGGCTTGAAATCGACAAACAAAAAGATTATATCAATGCTACAAATGCTATTAATGAATTTAATCAAAAAGTAACTGAATTAAAATTTGATAAAGATAAAGGGTTAATGTACCAAAAAGGTATGAATGCGCAAGGGATACTACCTACATACCTTGAGAGTACACAAAAATTCCAAAGCGAACTTGCTGCTAAATATAACTTACGTACAACTGATGCGGTAAACGCTTTCAATAAAGCGGTTGAAACATCAAAAACAAACGATTTAGATGGTATATCTAGGTACATGAGAGGTCAGTACGAAGATGCACTAAGCACCGCTACACAAAATCAAATCAATAACTTGAATAACAATCTGTTACAAACTGGTGATGTTAATCAACAAATGAAAACATTAACATTAACAGGCGATTTAATAGAAGCAACTGGTAAACAATTAGGGCTTGATGATGAACAAATAGCATCTAAAAAACAACAAAACTATGATCTTAATGCTAAAACCTTATTAGATAAAACTGTTGCTGATAATAATTCAGAAACATTGGACAAGCAGTTGACTGCATTAACTGGGCTTGCTAGTGAGAATGTATTAACACCATACAGAAAAATGTACCAACAAATGGGTATAAACAAAATCGCTAACAATGAAAACGATTTCGGCGCAATCCGATTAGCTGCAGGCGATGATGTAAATCGTGGTATGGACATTATGGGTTCACGCATACGTTCGCAAATGGAAGCTAAGAATAAGGAAGCTATGCAGTCAGGTGTTGGTGCTAATCAACATTTATGGAAATTAGCACAATACGCACATAACAAGTATGGTATCAATACAGAAATTGCATATAGGCAGTTGTATGCAGAGGGAACGCTTGGCGGTGAACTCAGTAGGCTGGCAAAAGAAAATCGTAACTATGCAGGATTAACTCAATCAGAACCTAATGGAGAAGAAAATAAACAACCAGATGGAACGAATTATTACAAAATGTATAATTCCGATGAAGAGTTTGTGGATGATTGGATTGAACACTATATTAAACCGAATGGCGCAGTCAACGCACAGAGCATAGATGAATACGCTGACAAGTTAAAAGCAGGTGGATATTACGGCGCAGATGCAGGCCATTATAAAGAATTAATGCGCAATGCACCTATGACTAAAGGTGGACAACCTGTTTATTCGGAAGATCAGATTGAAAAGGCTGTTAAACAAGGCCGTGAAAATTATAAAGGTTGGCTGACAATGCAAATGAACATCGAAGCCAAGCAAGCTAAAGATAGAATTACTGCAGCTAAAATTGTATATAACCAATTAATAGCAAAAGGCGATTATGTAGGTGCATCATCTTACGCACACGCACAAGCAGCAGGCGCACAGACCGATATGGAAAAGGAAGCGTGGAGCGGTACAGAAGCGTCAATGCGACCTAAACTTGATTCTATGTATGAAAAAGGCCTTAAACTGAATGCAAAACAAAAGTTTGAGTTAAAAAAATATGCTGAAACTCATACATACGAAGAAACGCTAGCACACGCACAGAGAGTGTATCCTGATAAAGTTGTTGATGATAGTTTTGATGAAGTGTTACTCGAAGCGAACGATAACCGATTAAAGGCTAACAAAATTGATTTAACACCTTATGATAGCGAAATTCAAAGTGCGTTGCCTGCTGACAAATCATTGCGTTCAAGTTTTGAATATGGTGTAAAACAAGAAATGTTAAGCCGTAAAGCTGACTTTGAAAGTAAACACGGCAGAGCGCCTACAGAAGCAGAAATGCATGATATATTTGAGGGCGCATTGGCAACACAAACATTACGAAGTACGGAAAAACCATATTTCGGTGATGGTGATGATTATAGCGCACCTATTAGCGCAGCAAGTAATAGAGCGATGGGTATTGTGCATGTTGAACCTATTGGTAACCATTATGTGCGTGTAACATATCAAGATGGCTCAACAAGAGATATTTACGAAAGCGTGTATAACAACATGCAAAGAAGATATAACGATAACGGAGATTAAAAATGGCTAAACAAACACTTGAACAAGAACGGCAAGAAGCACTAGCTGTACAGAATGGCTATGTTAAAACATCACCATCTTTTAGTGCTAGTGCTGGTGTTCAGTCTAAACCTACTGGCGGTTTTACTGAAGTTGGTAATGCAATAGGCGCAGGGATAGATACAACGGCACAAGTAGTTGATAATGCTATTAATGCAATTAAAGCTATTGCAAATACACCACGCACAATGGAAGAAACTAATGCTGATGGTACAACTACATATTATCCGTTTGGTAAAGCTGACAATCCATACCAAGGTTTAGAACCACTAGGACAGTCATTACAAAAGGTACTTCCTACAAGTGTTGTTAGTAATACGGATAGATTGTTTCTATACAATAACGATACTCTACGTTATAACGAAGCAATTAGAATGGGGAAAGTATTAGATATTGACCCTGATGTCATTATGCGTGGTGATGATAAAGCATTTGAACGTGCTGATTACTTATCAAGACGAGTTGAACGTGGAGCAGTATTACAAGATATATACGATGAATTCCCTGAACTATATAAAGTAAAATATGGTTCACAAGCGGAACAATTACAAGCTATTAACAATCTACAATCAATTCGTGCTACGAAATCTACGTTCGATGCAATTCAACAAGGTATTTGGTCTATGAACGATCAGATGAAGTTAGGTGATGTTGGTTTTGAATTAGCACATACAAAAGACCCTGAACGTATTAACGAATTAACATCAGAAATGGAACGCTTGCAAAATAACTTGCGCAACTACCGAACACCTGACGGAACTAATCCATTACAAGAAGTATTTGGACAAACGGCAGCACAAGCATACATGATGGGCAAACAAGGCGGTACAGGTGCAATCATAGGCGGTGCAATCGGTGCGGTAATTGGCGGTTTAACTACCGATGGTGTAGGTATAGGCGCAGGTGCAGTAACTGGTGCTAAATGGGGTGGCGGTGCTGACATGGCCTATGAAATGTACAAAATGTCATTCGGTAACAAATACCTTGAACTCATTAATAAACGTGATGCAAATGGTAATAAAGTATACTCTAATGATGAAGCCTATAAATACGCTATGACATATGCTGCAGTTGATACAGGTATTGAAATGGCATCTACACGTTTCATGGTTAAAGGCATAGGTAAAGTAGCACCTAAAGCGGTTATGTCAAAAGTATTACGAGGTGCTACAAGTGATACACTAGCAACATTTAATAGGGGCATTGGCACTACTGTTGCACAAATGGCTAAAGCATCTGTTAAGGCTGGCGGTTCTGAATTAGTTGAAGAGGGATTGCAAGACATTAACGAGAAATTCCAACATAACCTATACCGCAATGATAATGACCCAGAGGGAGTATATTCCGTAGGTGATATGGCAGTAGGTGCAGGCGGTGCAATGTTGCAAGCCTTACCTGCAGTCATCGGTTTAGGCGCAATTGGTGGCGGTGTGAGTGGTATTCACACCATGAAAGCATTCCATGAATTTCAAAAGCTAACACCTGAAGAACAACAACAAGCCGTGATGGCCGAACAAAATAGAAATGGTACTGCTATCATGCAAGCGTTGAAGCAAGATGCATCGTCAAACAAAATGGCAAAAGAAAACCCTGAGTTGTACGGAAAAATCGTACAAGCACAGGGCGATAATGTAGGTGTATCTACTGCATATGTGAATGTCAATGAAATGGCAGAAACAGAGCAAGGGCAACAAGCCATTAAGAATATGATTGATAGTGGTTTGGTAACGCAAGAGGAAGTATCAAAGAGTATTGAAGCTAATGCAGACATTCCTGTTCCAATCGGAAAGTATGCACAATTAAGCGGTGGCTTAACGGAAGAAACTGTAAAAGCATTAGAGGAAAGTACATACTTTACTCGTGGCGGTATGTCAATGAAAACCCTTGAACGTGCAAAAGCGGAAGTGAAAGCCTTTAATAATAACCTAGTGGATGCTACAGAGAAAAAAGCAGCACGAGTTAAGGAAAGCATTATCCGTGATGAGTTTGAAGATGCAAGCGATGTAGATCGTGAAGTACTAGACCAAGTATTCGCTAACCCTACTCAGGTTAAACAAGCGTACAATAACTTGTACAAAAACCTAGTGCAAGAGTATCGTGAAAACTACGCAAGCGACTTTGACAATATGGATAATGATATCAAGGAAGCTACGGCAAGTGGTGTAGAGCCACAATGGTTGACTGATTATAAGTCTAACAATAGCGGTAAAGCACCACGCACGAATGCAGAACGTAGACGTGCAGCATTTCATTCTAGCGTAACAAAAGCACAAACGGCATTTGCTGATAACGTGGAAGCACTCAACCAAAGTAATATCCATCATGCTGATATGGAGCATACGCTACAACAAATTGAAAGCCTTGAACGCTTGCATGATAAGATTTTTGCACTAGCGGATAACGATATAGCGTTACGAATGCAATTATCCAAGAGTGGCTATGAAGTGTACAACAAAGTAGTTAAAGCAATTGGTGAAAGTACCGACAGAAAACAACGTGAAACGGCAAAAGCTAATGCGTTGTTGATGGCACACCATGCTGATGTAATGGCACAATATATGCGACAAAAGGGTAAAGGCGGTTATACTGCTATGGATTATTTCCGTGATAGCGTGCGTATCAACATGAATGCTATCTTTAATGGTGAAGATGGCTATGCACAATCTGTAATAATGCAACAAATAATGAATAATGACATACAAGCGTGGAGTAACGTAATTGATAATCATTTAAATGGACAACCAATTACTGGGAGTGTAAAACTCATGGATAGCCCTATGGTATTACAGCTTATAAACGCTGTTGGTGAAATCGATATTAATCCAAGCGTAATAAAAAAAGCATTAAATGGGAAACATGTAGGGCAAATGGATGCTGAAGTATTAAAGCAGTTACCCAAAAAAATCGCTAATCCTATTGCTATTTTTAAGAATTATGATCCAGTAACTAAACAAGTCATTCCTAATGAATACGTTGTGGTATTGGATGCATACGCTAATAATAAACAGGGAATTAATGCTAGTGGCGAGAATATTCAAGTTGTAATTAAAAATACAACAGTATTTAATGGACGTAAAAAAACATGGCAAGCTAATAAAATTAAAACAATAACTCCGAGACGCAATGCTAATTGGTACATAAATCAGTTGAACAATGGCAATTTGGTTTATTGGAACACAAAAAAAATAAACCGCTTAGTAACCAGCAACAGGCAACAAATCGCCCAACTAGGTACTAAACAGTTTATATTTAACAATAGTATACCAAATGAAAAAGATTTAGACAAGCTCAGAAAGAAACATAATTATCAGTACTACCAATCCGCATGGCATGGTTCGCCGTATGACTTTGATGAATTTGATTTAGGTAGTATCGGTGGTGGTTTAGGAACACAAGCATTTGGTTGGGGGTTATATTTTACTAAAAACAAAAATGTAGCTGAAAAATATAAAGTAGAGCGTAAATCTAAAAATAAATTTACTTTAAATGGTAATGATATACCAATTGAGTATGCTCCTGTTATAGAGCAGATATTTGGTGGCATTAATGTAGAGAATAATAAAGAAAGCCTATTAAATCGGTTAGTCCTCAACAGAGATGCTGAGCAAAGTAATTTAGATTTAGTTGCTAAAAATCTGAATGAATTAGATGGTGTTTTAGATTTTATAACACAAAATAGTAAATTTGCTATTAATAAACTACCAACACTTGTTGATAATAAGTTTGAACGAATGGCAACTGTTATATTAAACGATGCTAAAACCAAAGCTAAATCTGATAACAAACGAGTGAATAAAGAATACCTATTTGATGTTATTGAGGAGCTGCAGAAAAGATACAATAAACATTATATTTTTTATAATGATATCGTTTTAAAAAATTCATATCTAATTGATAACATTGATAATTTTGAAGTAACTTCTGTTTACAAACCAACACTATATAATGTTGAAATTCCAGATACAGATACAATGTTAGATTACTCAAAACCAATTAACGAACAGTCGGAATATGTTTTAAACAAAATAAAACAATTAGATCCGACTGACATTAATAAAACTGGTAAGGAATTTTATAATGATTTATCAGAACGTTTAGGTGGCGACAAAAACGCATCTCTTAAATTAAACGAGTTAGGTATAAAAGGGATTAAATACAAACATGGTCTTAGTCGTAATTTTGTAGTGTTCGATGATAAAGCAATCAAAGTCATTGAAAAGTACAACCAATCTGTTAATGGCATGACTGAAATCATGAGCGATGGTGAACGCATTATCAGCATTTTCAAAACCGCAGATAGAAGTACATTCTTACATGAAATGGGCCATGTATTCTTTGATGATATTCAAAAACTAGCATCTATGGAAAATGCACCTAAACAATTACTTGATGATTGGAACACACTCAAAGAGTGGAGCGGTTGGGTTGATGGTGAAAATGTAGACAACACCAAAGCACACGAGAAATTCGCACGAGGTTGGGAAAGCTACTTGCGAAGTGGCGAAGCACCAACAAAAGGACTACAACGAGTATTCCGTCAATTCTCTAAATGGTTAACTCGTATTTATCGTAGTGTTCAACGATTAGGTGGTGAAGTACCATCTGACATTAAAGATATAATGGCACGCATGATAGCTACGCAAGATGACATTGAAAACTACGCACACGAGCAAGCATTAGAGCAATTTGAAAATTCAAAATTATACCAACAATTGAGCGAAACCGAACAGGCACGAGTGCAAGGATACATCGCTGACATTAAAGGAAAAGCAAAAGAACGTGTAATGCGTAAGTACATGAAAGAGTTAGACAATCGACCTATTAAAGAATGGGAAGAAGTGAAAGACGATGTGCAGGTTGCAATCGAAAAGCGTTTAATCGAAGAATATCCTATCTATAAAGAACATCAACGATATCTTGCAATTGGCGATGCAGCGTTGGTTAATACTCAATACGGTAACATCGAAAACCTAAAGAAAGCAGAAATAGAAGAAATAGGGGCCATATTTGAAGATGCTATTAAGCAAGAGATGGAACACGCAAGATCCGAATTTGTTGAGGTCAACAATATCGGAAAATCCAATGAGCAAATAGTGGAAGAAATGCTATTATCTAACCAAGGTCAAATGGCACTTACAGAAGAAGAGGCTAAACTTATTAAGCAATATACTAATAAGGATTTGGCTAACAATTGGCAACTATTGGATAAATTGCAGCGGTTAGACCCTAATAGTGAAAACCTAGATGCAGAACTAGCACCGATTGAAAAGGCAATTACTAAAGCGGAACAAATCAAACAGGATAATGCAAAAGTAGCTAAAGAATTGAACTCTACTTCTAAGGAACTCGACAAAGCCGAAGATAAAATAGAGAAATTGAAAGCACAGTTACAAGAACGCATTAATGCTGTTCGTGCAATCCGTGATGGTGGATTTGGCACTATTCCTAAATACATGAATAAGGCCCGTGCTGAATTAGGTGATTTGACATTGGCACAAGCGAGCCAATATAAGAAATACCAAAATCAAGCAATCAGAGATGGTAAGAATGCAGATAGAGCATTAGCCGTTAATAAGGTAGAGGAAGCATTAGAGCATAAACAATCTCAAATGATGAATCAAGCAAGGGCTAGAGTGGCATTTGAAAATCAACAACGTATCAAGAAATTACGTACTAAATTGTTAGAACAAAATGCACGCATTACTCGTGCGAAAAACCCTGTAATGCTAGACCCTCAATTGCGGTACTTCTATACTCATATGATGTACCAAATGGGGTTGATTAAGCGTGACGGATTGATGCCTACAGATGGATTTGATGAAACGGTTATTACTAATCGACTTGACCCAGACGCAGGTATAGCAGGATTCAATACATTAATTAGTATGGATGATACTGTAAGCGGTATTTTTAATGCTAAATCACCTCGTACATTCGCTACCTTAACCGTTAATGAATTGAACATGCTCGAAGAATTAATGACTGGCATGTATCATAACGGACGTAGGGAATATGAGCATAATAGCTTTTTAACCGAAAACGGCAATCCTTTATCTATTGATTATGTAGAACGTGATATCCTTGATAAGGCTATTGAAACATTTGGCGAAGTAGAAGAAAGCACTTTCAACATTGAAAATAGCAAGACTACTAAAAACGCTATATTCAACAAGATGGCTAACTTCGTTGAATCGTTACAACAAATCAAAACCATCTTGCGCCGTTTAGATGGTGGCAAGGGTGGCCCTGCTGAAATGTATATCTACGATACTATTAACCGTGCACGGCAACATTTCAATGAACGTCTTGAAAGTGAAACGATGCGCCTAGCTAAAAACGTAGCATTATATTCTCGTAAGGAACTCTATAAAATCCGTAACGAACGAGGCTATCAAGTAGGGGACGCAAGAAACCTCACTAAAGAGCAAGTTATGGCCCTAGCCTTGAATTGGGGGACAGAACGTAATAGACAGCGTGCTATAGAGACCGTAAAAGCCAACGAGGTTGAAATAGAACGACTATTCCAAGACGTACTCGATGATAGAGACTGGGAATTTATTATCCGTGAATGGGAGCAAATCAACTCATTTTATCCAGAACGTAGTGCAGTACAAGAACGCATGACAGGTAATCCATTAAAGAAAGAAGAAGGAATTACATTTAGAATCGGCGGACGTACCATAGAGGGGCAATATTACCCTATAATGTACGACCCTAAGACTAGCGGTAAATCTTCTAATCATGAAATGGAAGATATAGCACAATCATTCATGAGTAGTAATGCTACCTTTGGTTATGGCATGAGTGCTACTAAATCACGTCTTGATAAGGTGAAAGATAAACAATTGTTATTGTCTTTAGATGTAATACCTCGTGCGATTACAGAAAGCATCAATCACATTACGATGCGTGAGGCGGTTACGGATGTAAATACGTTAATTAATCGTAAAGAATTTGCGGACTATATTACAAATAAACTCGGTGCTAGTGAGTACCAATATTTGCGCCAATGGGTACGAGACCAATGGACAACGGAAGTATCTCGGTTAACCGAATTTGACAATATGATGCAAATGATTAAGCGTAATATCTCATCTGCTGTTATGTCAGGCAAGGTAAGTGTAGCTATCCAAAACGTGGCGAATATTCCTGTGGCTATGGAACAATTAGGCGCAGCAAGAGTAATGCGTGCGTTATATCGTGCAGGTGTAGGCGTATATGGCCGAGGTTCTGGACGGTATAACGAAACTCGGGAATTCGTATTAGGAAAATCCGTAATGCTCCGTGAGCGTGTACAAACACTTGATAAGGATATGCGTAGAGGTTTAGAAATCGGCGGTAAAGGATTTACGATTGATGGTAAATCTGTAGGCGGTTACACCATGGAACAATTAGGCGAGGCCCGTGATGCTATTAATAGTTGGGGCTACAGTCTACTTTCTGAAACGGATCTAATGCTTTCTGTTCCGATTTGGAAAGATGTATACGATGTGGAATATTCTAAACTTGTACAAAAAGAGGGTATATCTTTAGAGTGGGCAGACCAACGAGCAATTGAACTAGCTGATAAGGCTATCATTGATATATTTGGTAGTGGTGATATTAAAGACCAAGCAGGCATACAACGTAACAAAGGGACTATCGCTAATTTTGCGACTACGTTCTACACGTATGCTGGCACACTATGGAATATGCAACTTGACGGATTCTATGCATTTAAAGATAGAGGGGATTTCAAGAAATTCGCTCGTGTAATCTTCTATGACCTATTTATGCAAGCTGTAATCATGGTTATATATAATAATCTCTTTGGTAGCGATGATGACGATGACCCTACAAAAGTAGCTAAGTCATTAACTAAAGAATTTGTAAATCAAAGCGTCATGGGCGTACCGTTCGTGCGTGAGGGTATCACACAAGCTATGAATAGAATGTTAGGCGAAAAGGTATACAATCGTGGAACGTCGCCGTTATCCTATGCGGTAATCGATAAAATCGATGATATATTTACTGCTGTGAATAGTAGTAAAAAGGATTGGACGGACGTAGGACGTGCAGGACTACAATTTGCCAATTCTATGACAGGGTTAAGCAATACACTAACCGATGGCGTCATGACAATTGCAAAATACGGTTTAACGGATATAGATGCAGAGCTCGAAGATTTGCTATATTCCGTCATCTTTGATAAACGATTGAAATCTAAGAAAGAAAAACAAAAGGAAAAAAAGCAAAATAAACATTAATAAATAAGGACTACTCAATTATGGGTAGTCCTGTTTAATTAGAAAGGGGAACAAATATGATACCAGAGGTCAATAAACCTAGTGTAGTTTATCAATGTGATGGAG